TAATAAATTAAATCGTAATGTTACTGCATGTTGTGGTTTACTCGCTGAATCGAGCCATGATATAAATCAAATTCAGCTCAACAAAAATGAGCGGAATTTATGAACAGAAAATTAAAATGGGGATGATAGCGATAACATTAGTAACGAGCATATACAGGTTATTTTTTGCTGCTATAAGTGATTCCCCAAGAGAAAGGAGTTAATGGATAAAACAGACAGACTAAAATCGCTCGACCAATTATTTGGGAAGCGTACCGCTGAAGATAAATTTTGGCAGGATTACATCGATAAAATGATTTGGGTCATAAACAATGACGAAATACCTCGATTTGAACCCTTCCTGAAAATTCAACAGCAGTAAAATTAGGTTCATACATATTCATCGAACCGAATTGAGCGCCTGACCAGCGCACCACCAAAAAACCGGCTAGGGCGGAATGAGTTCGCCCTGCCTCTCTACACTTAATAAAATATTTATGAAAAATCGCCTTGGCGAAGAAAGAGAGATACTCAATGTTAGATACTATAAATAAATTTCCCGAAACCGCATTTGTTGCACCTACAAAAATTTCAGGAGCAGCAGATTTTGAATTTCCACAGCTTAGTGAAAAAGCAAATTTCAAGTTAGGTTTGGAGCCCCTATATAAATTGAATGCAATGGGCATGGCAGAAAAAGTCAATCCAATTAGAGGACTACCCGCTTATGCATTAGTTAATAAGCAAACTGGTCAGGCAATTCATTCTTGTACTGAGCAATATCGCCCTGTTGAAAACTGGGAGGGTCATAAAGCTGTTGAAGAAGCTCTTCGCGATGCATTACCGATACAATATTTACAAGATATGTACTTGGTAGAAAACATCGAGAACGGTGGACGTTACAACGAACTAAAATATGGACTTAAAGATTATGCTCTACAAATTTTTGGAGATGAGTGGCAATCTTACATTAGCCCAGTATTATCTCTAAAAATGGCTGCTAATTCAGTGTGTATAGTCGCTAAAGGCGAGTGTAGCACTACTGGCAATTACTTAAGTTTAGGTAATCGGGCAGCAGCTTCGTCACAGCATGTTCAAAGCTTTACGACTGACTTTATCATAGATCACATTAAACAAGTGGTTACGGATTTTCCAAAATACGTCAAAAAGTTTCAAGAATTTTTGAATGCAGAAATTACTGATGCTCAAGTGGATACTGTAATTTCCCTCTCAAGATTTTCATCGACTATGCAAAATGAGATCAAGGCTCAATATTATGAAGTTGAGGCCCCCGAAATGGGCTATAATCGACTTGCTTTATATAATGCGTTCTGCACTTGGGGCTCTAAACCAATTGATAACTTTAGAGTTAAAAATGCTGATGGGGCTGATAATGTGGCTGAAACCTTGGCTACTCGCCAACGGAAAGTATCTTTAGTCGCTTCTTCTCCATTCTTTTTTGGAAAGGAAGGTGTCTAATGCCTAATCTTATTGAAAACATTATGTATGCAGTTGGGGAAAAGTCCGACATCGAAAAAGTTACAGAGCAACTGGCCGAATTTCGTTTGATGGACGCACACCTCGAAACAGTCAATTACTGGGTGGCGCCATATAAAACCAAAGTGAAAGTCAAAGGTTTTGATAAGGAGTATCTGGAACTTAAGGCGCATTTTCAGAGTTGGGACCCACCAATGCTGTCTTATCATAGCATGGACCCAGAATTGGCCGGCTTACATGCTTACATGTTTCGCCCTAGTAACAATTACCTTGGCAGTTGGGCCGATGGTGGTTGGCGTAACGGAAAGTCATTGGTAGATCCAGAAGGTATCTTAGATGTGTTTAACAATTGCTACACTATTGGTCTGTCAGACGCTGATATGGAAAGTGGCAAGCCACTCTATGTCGTTCGCAGCGAGCTAGGATTGCTCTTTGAACTTAACTCCAACGCAACAGGAGGATTAAATCATGCCTAATATGGTTGATAATATGGTGATCATCTGTGGCCCTTATAGCCGACTTGCTGAATTGGAAATAGCAGCCATGGAACATGAATTGCTTCAAACGATTAAGCCGTTGAGCAAATCATCGCTCGAAACTGCCGTTAAAACATGGGGAACGAAATGGGATGTACAGGACACAAGCCCGACCCTTCACCATGATGGTGGCGAATATGACGAAGATCGGTGGTCCTTGGAGTTACAATTTGAATCTCCATGGATGCCACCAATCGGGGCCTACGAAATTCTTATTGATGAGGGTCTCACTGTTGCGGCCCACTTCATGGATACCAGTGGGCAAGATTACGGCGGTAGCTTTATCGACGGAGAGTTGAAAACATACACTCTAGATAAGTTGCCAGAAAATATAATCCGTATGTTTCAAAACTACGATTATGATCGCTTAATGCAAGTGGCCTAGCAAGAACTCGCGAGAGCTCTCGATTTGGTTTTTCATATTTCTCCCAAGTCTAGAGAGCACAACTGGCCCACCGGGATTTTTCAATACCTCCACCCCGGTGGGTCTTTTTATAACAGGTACAGACATGTTTTCGTATCCAGAGCAACTCGACACAGTTAAACAACTCCACCTGAATGAAGGTGACCACAAAACGATGAACTGTCCGTTCTGTGGAGGTCATAAAAAATTTACAGTTTCCAAGTTATTAGATGGCACAATTCTTTGGAATTGTTTTAAGGCGTCATGTAATGCGAAAGGCCGTCACAGTGGAAACAGATCTATTCAAGCAGCAAAAAATTATGTTTCTGGCAATTTACACCAAGAACGAAAAACTCGTTATGTACCTATTCCCGCCATCACTACGAACCCAGCGACCTACCCCGCCGCAATCGAGTATCTTCAAACCGTTAACAGCCTCACCGCCATGGAGAACGGCTTAATAAAAATTCGGTATGCGCCAAAAGAACATCGCGTCTTATTTTATAATCAAGACCAAACTGGTGCAGTTGGACGCCTGATTAAAGGCGATGGACCTAAATGGATGTCTTACGGCGATGTGAGTACCGGCATTCATGTCAAGAACGGCCCCACAGCCGTAATTGTCGAGGATGCAGCCAGTGCTTGCTCAGTGGCTCGATTGGACGGCACTACAGGTGTTGCAATTTTGGGCACACATTTAACTAATACAATTATTAATGCTTTACATAGCTATGCTAAAGTATATATGGTCCTAGATAACGACGCATCCAGAAAGGCTGTGTCGGAAATAAAAAAGATAAGAGGTAACGTAAATCTACGTTTCACAGGCAACGACCTAAAAGTACTAACTATAGACCAACTTAACAAAACACTGCGGACCAATAATAACAATAATAACCGCTGACAAAGTGAGGAGCACCCCTGACCAGGGTGGGAGAAAACATGAGTAACGGAAAGCCAATGAGAGCTGTCATTTGCTATGATATAGACATTGACGGCGGTTTATCTGATGCGGCAAAATTTGAAGCATTATTAAAAGAATTTTCTATAGAATTTAAGGGTTACCTCAAGAATAAAGACCCTGAATTAGCGAAAATAGTTAACTTTTCCCAAGAACAAGCAGAAGTGCCGATGCAAGAGCGTCGAGGTGCTACTGGATCACTGGGGGATATTGTATTTCGCGGTAGTAGAGTTACGTCTGGCGTCTCAAAACATGGGATAGAAGTTAGAGTTATAACTAACGATGAAAAGAAAATGATCGTCAAAAGCCTGGGAGATGGCGGAACTTATAGCTATCCAGTAATGCGAACTGGTTCCCACAGGACCAAACTCCAGACCGGAAATCGAGCCGGTGAAACTTTAAAGTTAAATAGAGCTTTGTTTGAGAAATTTGCAAAACCTGTTGATCCAGCGCCTTATGAATAGTAACCCGAACAAATATCCTAAAAAAGTGACCCTGATCGAAAGATTGGGGTTTATTTTTGTCTTCCGTTGTGATACTTATTGTATTCACCAATACACTGGAGGGCATGCATATGGAAATGCAACTACTTGCTACCCTCCTGTCAACGGATAGCTATAAGGAAAATCGAAATCGATTAAGACAAGACATTTTCAGCGAACCTTGCCAGGAGGTTTATGAAATTCTGGGCCAAGCCCATGCCAAATACTCTCATAACATTCTACCAGACGAAATCTACGCCCTATGGCACTCTGATCATCCAGTAGCAACTGCAACTGAAAGAGCCGATTTTAAGGACCTTACCGAGGACCTGAAATTAGCAACACCTATCAGTCAGGACGTAGCTACAGATGTCATTGAAAAGCTTTGGCGCAAGGAAACTGGGCGCCAGATCGCTGATTTAGGGATTAATATCTCTGAGGGCGATGCAAGTGCCATGGGTATCTTGCAGAGCTTACTTGAAAGAGTAGCTGACAGTTATATGCCAGACGATTTCGGCCCAACAACAACTAAGGATTTGGATGAACTATTAAAAAGTACATCGAACGCTAACCGTTGGGAGTTCAACATCGCTTCCCTATCCCGACATCTTTATGGGATTGGACCCGGTGAGTTCATGATCGTTCTTGCTCGACCAGAGACTGGTAAAACCTCATTCCTGGTATCTTTAATGGCGGGACCAATGGGCTTCTGTGACCAAGGTGCTACCGTTTTATATCTCGGAAACGAGGAGGAAACATCTAGGACCATGCTGCGATGCGTTCAATCTGCATCTGGAATGACTAGAGACCAGATCGTAGCAGATCCCAAAACAGCCATGAAAGGCTTTGATTTAGCCAGAGATAACCTCGAAATGATGGACGTTGTTGATTGGGATTTAGACCGAATTGACGCTTACTGCCGCAAGATGAAACCAGATGTTCTGGTCGTTGATCAGGCAGATAAAGTAGGCGTCAGTGGGCAGTATAATGCTACCCATGAGCGTTTCAGAGAACTGTATCGACGGCTTCGAGAATTAGCCAAACGTCACAAGTGCGCTTTGATCGGAGTTAGCCAGGCATCAGCCGATGCTGAAGGCAAAACTCGCGTAGATTTCTCTATGGCAGAGGGCTCTAAAACCGGAAAAGCTGCCGAGGCCGATGTTATTTTAGGTATCGGAAAACACAGCTCCGGTGAGGATGATGAGGTCGATCATAGTCGATTTCTTACCATCTCCAAAAATAAGTTATCAGGCTATCATGGGACCATTGCTACCATGCTGGAGCCAGACATCGCGAGGTATCGACAATGACCTCTGAAATCTGGCTATACGGCATAATGGCAATCGCCCTCATTTTTATCATCATCACCGTAGTATTGGATAAAAATGAATAGATTAGTTCTGGATTTAGAAACTACGGTCCAGAGGTTCGATAACAAAACTGATAACAGCCCATTTCATCCAGATAATAGATGTGTTTCTGCACATTTTGGCTGGCTGGAATGGGACACAGTTGAGGAAATCGAAAATCTGGTCTTTTACCACAACGAAAAGGTGCAGGGCGATGATCCTGCTCCTTTAATAGATGCTTTGAACAAAGCCGACGTCCTTATATGCCACAACAGTAAGTTTGATTTACTCTGGCTGATGGAGCTCGGCTTCCCTATCCCGCCTAAAGTTCACTGTACGATGGTCCGAGAATACATCCTCTCAAAAGGCCAGCGCCGGGAAATTTCACTTAAGGCTGTAGCAGAACGTCGAAATACGACCAGAAAGAAATCTGATTTGGTTGGAGACTTGTTCAAGTCTGGTACTGGATTTGAGGCCATGCCGTTGGGAATGGTTCTTGAGTATGCAGAAGCTGATGTTAGAGCCTGTGGGGAAATCTATTTGAAGCAGATGGATGACTTTGCTGATCCTGCAAACCAATCCCTTGAGAATATACTGGAGCTATCCAACGAAATGATGCTCACCCTCTTAGAAATGGAGCGGAACGGCATTAATGTTGATATGGATGTACTTTCCGAAGTTGAGCAACAATTTACCGAGGAAAAACTTCAACTTCAGAAGAGATTAAATGAAATCGTTGAAGAGGTGATGGGCGATACCCCTATTAACCTGAACTCTGGTGCAGATATGACGAAAGTTGTCTACAGCCGTACTGTAACAGATCGCGCTGTACATCGAACACTATTTAATATTGGCATTGGTCCTAACGGTAAGCCTTTACGTCCACCTCGCATGAGCAAAGCAGGATTTGCTTCAGCGGTACGGCGCAGTACTGAGGTTGTTAAAAAAACTCAGGCAATTTGCTGCGAAGTTTGTAACGGCAAAGGCAAAATACTGAAGTACAAGAACAATGGTGAGCCTTATAAAAAGGAGACCAAGTGCAAAGACTGCGATGGTAAAGGCGCATTATATATGCCGCTGAAAGCTACTGCTGGTCTAAAACTGTCACCAACAGGGCCTGAATTTGCCAGCATCAATGGATTTAAAACTGATAAAACGACAATCAAATTATTAACCTCCCAGGCTGAAGTAAAAGGTAATGACTTAGGAGTTGAGTTTTTAACCAAAATATCCCGATTGAATGCCATTTCAGTATATCTGGATAGCTTCGTAAAAGGCATCCAAACCTGGACCAGAAAATCTGGGCTGCTCCATACGACCTTTAATCAAACAGTCACAGCAACTGGTCGTTTAAGTTCGAGCAATCCAAATTTCCAAAATGTTCCCAAGAAAAACTTTCCAATTCGGCGGTGTGTTGTTTCCAGATTCCAAAACGGACTCATAACCGAAGGGGATTTCAGCGGCCTTGAGCTACGAGTCGCTGGGGCTTTATCAAATGATAGGCAAATCATCGCTGATGTTTTGAATGGTAAGGACATGCATACCCAAACCGCATCCATCATTCATCAGATACCGCCGGACCAAGTATCGAAAGACCTTAGAGGTCAGTCCAAAAAATGGTCGTTCAATCCTCTATATGGCGGATTAGGAGCTGGTGAAGCAGAGCACATCCAAAACTATTTCAAGCAATTCTTTGTCATTTATTCAGACCTAAAGAATTATCAGCGCAAACTGATGGATGGCGTCATGGGAAATGGCACTATTCAGACCCCTTCAGGGCGCCAATATTTTTGGCCGAATCCTAAAAGATATGGCAATGGCAGGATCAGTAACGCGACCCAAGTCGTCAACTATCCAGTTCAAGGATTTGGTAACGATCTGGTCCAGCTTGCATGCGTCAGAGCCCATCGCCGGTTCAAGGAACTAGGTCTGAAATCCCTACTCATTTTAACTGTGCATGACTCAATTGTCTGTGACACTCATCCCGCTGAAAAAGACATTGTAAACAATGCATTAACATGGGCGATGACTGGTGTTCTCGATGAAGCTAAAGAGCGTTGGGACTATGAAATGCCCCTACCCTTGGAGATTGAAATCGAAACTGGCACTACATGGCTGATGTAATAATTAAATACACTTATTATTGTATTGGTGGTTGCATCGGGTTTTCAAATGTGGTAATCTGAGGGTCCAAGTAAATACCATATCCATGGAATCTTGGAGACCAATTTTTTGTAACTTTAGAGGATTAAATTCTATGAATAAAACTAAACTGGATAGCGCCGCTATCGCCGAATTAGCATCTCAAATGGGTGCTAACTCAAACACTAAACCGGGTAATTCAAATGTTAGTCGGTTACCGCAACTCGTTATTAATTCACAGGTAGACGATGATGATGGGAACTCGCTTCCCAGAGGTCATTTTACTATCAAAGGTGTAGATACGAATGCATTTGCGGAAACAGTAACCTTCCGCCCCCTTTCACATCACTTCCAATATTTGGAGTGGGACAATGTGAATAATCGGATGTCTTGTAAATCTAAAATTATTTCCAATTTTGGAGAAGAACCTATTGATACCAGAGGAACTGTCCGTTGCGGTAAACCCATATCATCCCAATTGAGGGATATGGCGCCTGAGCAGAAGGAAAAATTTGCTGGAATCAC